TCTTGAGATGTCGGCATAGCTGGCGCTGTTTCCGAAGTCGTGCGGGTAAATATCCATTCATAGTCTGTTCCATCAACGCCGGGTCTCCCGTCGGTTCCGGGCCGGCCGTCGGTACCGCTTATTCGCGCCGGATCAGACCAAGATTCAACAATGTTGTCGATTGTGGACCCGAAAGACACCCACAAAGGGATAGTCTTGGCTGTATTATATACAATACGGAATAAGCCGTAGTCGCCATAGGCATCGTTGGATGAGTCTTTTGAATATATTACATTGACAAAATGGCGTCCTGCACTTGGAGCCGTGATGACAACAGTTGCGGATATGCCATTTCCGGACACTTTTGCTTCATAAGTACTACTGCTGGCTGGGTTAACATTCTGAACATTTATTTTACCAACAGTCAAAAAGTCGTATCCATTTTCTGAATAGGCTGTGATGTCCAATACCAATGTATCACCGGCGCCGAAAGCATTGAATTGTATTTTGCACGACGCTGTGGAATTATCACCCTTACCTGCAAGTTTGTAAAATGCTCCGTCTTGGGCAACATCCCCTTTATTATCCGCATCGATTATAATGTCGGTTACGTCGGTTGATGCGCCTGAATCTCCGCCTTCGGGATATTCGAGACTCCACCCGTCAGGAGGAATAGTAGTGCCGGTCGGAAGTGCCGGTTTTTCATTTTGCTGTTTGTAAATAGGAACTACAGAAGACAGTGGGACATGCATAAGAAGGACCCACGCTTCCGATGATGTAGACGGCTCTGATTTTGTCCCATCGACAAGACAGCGCCACTTGGCGTTATTGTGATATACCTCGTCGTTTTTATTGTATGTCTCCGACGCGAGCCACTTTCCTCGGTCGTTGATTGTCGGTATTTCTTCCCCGCCGGGCGTGAATTGATGGATGACGCCCGACATGTAGATGTTATTGAGGTAGGCCGAATAGCCTTTCATATCTATCCCGAATACGGACAGATTGGACAGGTCGCCGTACTGAGCTGCGATGTTGGACGATATGAATTCCCAGTCCGATACGCCTTTCAGATAACGCTGGTAGGTGCGTGTTTCATAGCGCGACGTTTGCCGGGCTTCATTCGAGAAGGAGCCATACCCGACAAATGTCATCGAGGGAGTAGGGTGGTATTGCTTCGGGTAAGCTGCAGAGGCTGGGCGAAGTTGATATTTGAACGTCTTATAGGTCGTGGTGTCCAACTCTTCGGTAATGCGGAAATAGCACGTTGCGAAGCCGGAAAAGCGTCTGTTGCCTTTGCTGTCATCGTAATCTTCCGTTGCATTATCTGAGGATTCGGAGCTGTGGAAAATACCCATGCAAATATCACCGACCCGCGGACTGCCTATTTCGCCTTCTTCGAGTTTGAGCGTGATGGTCTTGGCTTCGGTATCGACGCTCTCGATGATCCCGGCGCTTGGAGCAAACCATGTGTCGCCCATTGTAATATCGACCCGATTGTACCTCAGTTCAGGAACTTCAAGGAATCCCCGCAGCTTGAGGCTTTGCATTTCGGCATTCCCTTTCTTGTCGATAAGTCCGCCGATGCCGGTAATTCCTGTTGCGAAATCGCCGAACTGCGCTCCGTCCTCGAAGGTCATTTTGCCTTTGAAGGTATCCGGGAATTGCTTGTTCGCAAACTGCCATAAGGCGCGCTTGGCCGAATAAGCATTATAATCTTCGGCCGCAGTAGAATCGTACCGGGTGATGAGATATATTGCCGCTCCGGAGTCTGTAACGCCTATGCGCTGCGAATACAGAGTAGCCTTGACATCCGATTCGATGCTGCCGATTCGGGAGTAAGGAGTGTTGTCGCCGATTGTGTACGTGGCGATATATTCGTTGTAGAGTTTCTTTTCGTAGCCCTGAATTCGGGACAGACGTCCGTTTAAACCAAATCGAGGATCGACAAGAAGCACGGCTTGTCCTGCGTTGTAATTCTTGTCGTTTACCGTGCAGTATACCGGATTGGTCTCGCAGGTATATACATCGGTGTCGCTGCTGTTCTTTGCGGCGTATGCTTGTCCGGCCTTCAAAAGCTCCTCTTCGGCCTCCTCGATTCGTTGCTGCGGAAGTTTTACCCCCGTGAGTACAAATGTATCTCCCGGTTCGGGATGAAGGCTTTCGTTGGGGATTATAAGCTGGCTTTCTCCCGACGTCTCAACTTGGGCGATGATCTCAAATTTCTTGTCAAAGCCGTCTTCGGGCTTCCATGTTTCAGGTTTGTAATTTATACTTAACTCAAAATCACGCCCCATGAGACTGCCGCTGGTGAATGTAGCTCCCAGCGTTTCGCCTTCGATCATGTCGGACGGCAGGAACGGCGCGTCCTTGCAGTACATGACATAGGCCTTGTCTGTCTGTCCCTCGATGATCTCCCGATCAACGGTCTCGATGCTTGTGATCGTCTCCGTGTTCTTGGGATAGATGTCGTCGAAGAAAACGACCTGCTCGACAATGGCGCTTTTGTCGAGATTCGGGATGGCGTCAATGTATCTCTGGCCGTTGGGAAGCCGAAGTCGTATTTCTGAAACATGGTTTGTTTCTCCGCCCTGCGGAGCCTGTCCGTAGTCGCTGGTAAGGTTGCGTGTAGATCCGAATACATAGAACCGGGTGCCGTAGCTGGAATCGTCGCCCTTCTTGGCGGGGATGCTCTTGACAACATCGCCACGCTTGAATTCTTCGGGTGTTCCTCTTTCCAGCTTTCCGAAGTTAAGCGACACTAAATCTCCGTTTTCCTCGGTCCACCATTCGACTTCGAAAGTTTCGGCGATCGTGTTGAGTATATCCCAGCATTTGTCTCCGTTGAATGACACGAGTTTTGTCGCCTTGGGATTCTCGACGTCGATGGTTCCTACGCTCCAATTTTCGACGTCAAGATGTTTGTTCATGTTGGCTACGATCAGGACGCCGAATGATTCGAGGTCGGTAGTATTGTGGAATACCGCTTCGGGATTATCCCCGCCCAGCCAGAAGCATACAAAACGCTTCATGTGGTTCTGTTGCGCCTCGAACTTGAGCGCGTATTTATATCCTCCGGTCTTGTTGTCGAACTCCGGATATACCGGGGCCATTATCTCGAACTTACGGCCTTTGTACAGTATGTATGATCCTTGCGGAATTTGAATGTACTGAAGTTGATTGAAGGGAAGCTCAATATAATAGTCACTCATGAGGGCATATTTGATAATAGCCTCTTTCGTGACCGGAGCATCCAATATCTGTATTCCTAACGGAGAATAAATTACCATCTGTCGTATGCCACTTGCATCGTCACAAGCTCAAGGCAAAGATTTCGACGGTCACGTGAATTACCAAGAAATTTGAAGTGAAAAACAAAAAAAACGGGAATTTCTTCCCGTTGAGACAATGTGATTGTAATAAAAGGTCCGATCATAGATCAGGACTTTTTATTTAGTTTGCGATACATAGCGCTATCAACCTTCAATATATTAACGTGGTGCCTTGATTATATTTCGTGGTTCGAGACGCCACCACCTGTCGCGATTATCAGCCTTGTATAGCTCGGCGTATAGTCTGCGAATTTTTCTTATTTTCTCCGGCGTATATCCACATCCACCTCCAATTACGTAGCTTCCGCAAGATGGGCATACCTCTTCGGTATCTTTAATAGCTACTATACAACAGTTTGTGAAAATTATATCAGAGCCTCTTTTGAAGTGTACGCCTGATATTTTAGGTGTCGGTGCCATCTTTATCTTCCTCGTTAAAATTCTTTCTGTGGTAAAGGTAATAAATATATTTGGAAAAAACGCCCCGCATTTCTGCGAGGCGCCGGCATCGGGGAAGTATACAGGGGCTTATCTTATCGGTGCCATCTTCTTCGGGGTTTGGACCACCTCAAACTGCCTTGCGAGGAAATCCAATCCTTTTTGCGTCACGAGAACCTTGATGACCGTGAACGATTCGTGGTTGTTTCGGTCGATCAATTTCTCTTTCAACTCGAAGTAACCCCGGTTAATATACTTTTGTTTAGGCTCATTGCGGTTGCAGAAGAATATCCCTCGCTCGCGGAGCCGCTGGAAGAGCGTGTTGCGGCCAAATGGTAGATTCAAAATCTTTGCCGCCTGCCCGACGTCGATCTTCTGATCCGTGTCCAGTACCTTGTCCATCAGCTCGGCTTTCGGCGCGAGTGCCGCGACCTGCTTTTGGGCCTGCTCCAGCTGTTGTTTCTGCCGGGCTATGGTGTCATTGGCGACCAGCACGGCGCGTGCCATTATCATTTCGGGCGTGTCCGTCTCTTTGGCTGACATGTATCCGCCAGTCTTGCGGATAGAGGGGAGAACCTCATCGCATACCCAGTCCTGAAACTGCTCGGCCTGCGGGAGCTTCGATCGCATGACAAGGCGGTAAACATCGGATTCGGGGATGTATTTCACCTTTTGAACCCCACCATCTGTAGGGGTCGGCAAAATGGCGACCCCTTTACAATGTGTTGAAATTGCATCCGCTGTCCGCATATACCCTAATGATCTCGCTACATCATTCGCAAGAAACATAGGCTTGTCGTCGGACATAATGATACGTACACGCCCGAACTTCTCGTTATTGAATATTTGCAGATTGTTCATGGCTAACAGCATTTGGTTGTCGTAGGTTGTTCTAAATACTCCGATCTGTTCAAATAAGCATTGAGCGCGTCCATTTCGAGTGCGTGTATATAACTCTCTAATTGGATTTGCTTTTTGGTGGTTTCATTCAGCCATTTCATAGCCTGAGCGTACGCATTATAGTTATTTTGAGCACGCTGGTTAGCCTCAATGTAGAGTTGGTAATAGTCGGGGCTTGGATTCTTTTTCTTCATGGCTCGGCTATTTACATTGTGCGACATCAGAGTTCCCGCCCATCTTCATAAGAATGAAGGGATCAATAGGACGTGTGAGAGAGGTAGATGCAAATACTGCGATCTCGCGGTCTGTCTCCGCGATGTGTTTGTCAACCATATCGCAGTAACGGCTCAGAAGGTCAAAGTAAGCCTTCTTGTACTGCGCGGCTGTTCGCTCGGCTTCGATGCAGCGAGTTTGATAATCCGTTTCCGGAAGCGATGGTGTTTTCATAGATGTAAGCATTTGATAAAACAAAAAAAACGAACGGGTACTACCTGCTGCTTACATCTTTACTCAAGAGGTTGGCGCGCCATTACAGCAACGCCACAGGGTTACCCGTCCGTATGTTCAATTTTCGGCACAAAAAAAGCACCAATAATGGTGCATCTTGTGCACTCTTGAGTTTATGTAAGCGTTACAAATATAGAAAATTATTTTTAATCCACGAGGGCTTTAACACTATTTTTTACATCAGGAGTAAATTTTGTTTCTAAAATTTGCTACTATTGGAAATTTTGTAAATTTGTAATGTCAACTAATACCAATTACAATATGAGAAGATTTTTATTCATATGGTCACTTATTGTCTCAATGGCTTTTGTTGGATGCTCAGATAACGATGACAATGATAATAATAATATCTCTAATCCATTGCCCGGTACTACGTGGGGGATGATTGATGTTAGTAGTGGTGCCATATCGACGCTTGTATTTGATGACAATGAATGCAGCTATGGTTCAAGATACGGAGGTTCATCAAGCGATTATAAACGTGCCTTATATAGTTATACATACAAAGCATCAAAGGTTACATTAATCCCATTTAATGATGAGTTAACAATATTGGAAGGTATTATATCTGGTCCGGTAATGTTTGTAAAAGACGCTTCTTTAGGAGAAGATGTGGGGATTTTTGTAAAGCAGTAATTTAGTCCAATTCCGAGGCTTTGTCTCGGTTTTTTATTTGTCCAGTATTGCCATAATCCGCTCTATACAGGCGTTCTGCTCTTCGAGCAACGTTGTTAGTCGGCTGATTCGATGATGTCGTTCATGGTCATATTGTATTTGAGTTAGTCTCCGTAGTACATTCCGCGAACGCCATAGTAGTTAGCCGGGACCGTCAGCAGCTGCGGGCGGTATTCCGTGGCTTTCGGCTGCTCCGTCGGGCGGTTCTCGATCTTCGCCGTCATGATCGCCAGCTTCTCGTTGCGCCAAGCCTTCTTTAGGCAGGCCGAGAACGACATAGAGACGTTAGCACGTTTCAGATACCAAGCGTTGCGCATGATCTTCGATTTATTGTAGGTTGCTTTCATGATTTATTAGGTATTATCTTATTTTCTTGATGCAAATATAAGGCATTAATTTATAACAACCAAAGGTTTTTACAAGAAAATATAAAACAATACTATTTTTTTCACTTATTTATTTGGCATTACCTTATAATCCACCTATATTTGCATTACAAACCAATGCCTTATAAGTATGATACAGCTAAGAATTAAGGAGTTATGCAAAGAAAAGGGCATAACACTGAATCAGTTGGCCGAAAAGATTGGAATTTCCCAACCGTCTATTAGCGGTATAGCAACGGGAAAACAAAAGCCGGCATTTGACACGCTCGAAAAAATGGCCGATGCTTTGGAGGTTACTCCCGCGGAGCTTTTCGCCCCTCAGCCAACGAACACGATCACCTGCCCGCATTGCGGCAAACTTATTAAAGTAGAGAAGGGGGAATAAATAAGTATAATAAGGCTAATAGATCATGGAGAAAAACGTAAAATATAGAGGGGTGTTAAACCTTGGAGAAATGCCGATTCCATGCTATGTTTTAGAGGATGGTACACGGGTTCTTTCAGGTCGAGGGATGCAGGAGGCTCTCAAAATGGTAGACGAAGCTGAAGAAGGTAGGCAAACTGCGGGGACCAGATTGAGCCGATATTTAAGCCAAAAATCGCTCAAACCATTTATTTACAAGGATAAAGAAGAGGACCACTTTAAGCCTATTATTTGTAACGATAGGGAGACAAAGATAAATGGATATGAAGCGACTGTATTGGTCGATATTTGTGATGCCTTCCTTGAGGCCAGACAAGCTATCAATCTATCTCCCCGTCAGGAAATCATTGCCGCTCAATGCGAAATACTTGTACGAGCATTTGCCAAAGTAGGCATTGTAGCGCTCGTAGATGAGGCAACAGGATACCAGCAGGATAAGAATAGAGCAAAAGATGAGCTTCAAAAGTTCTTGTCGCAATTCATTTCGGACGAGGCAAGCCGTTGGGTAAAGACTTTTAACGATTCATTCTTTGAAATGATATATAGAATGCACGGATGGAATTGGACTATGACCCACAAGCGGCCGGGTGTTGTTGGAACGTGGATTAATGATATTGTTTACGAACGTCTGGCTCCAGTGATATTAACCGAACTTCAAAAAGTCAATCCGAAAACAGACAAAGGAACGCGAAAAGACCGTCATCACCAGCATTTAACCGAAGAGATAGGCCGGCCAAAACTGAAAGAGCATTTAGCAGCTGTAGAGGCGTTGGGACGGGCCTCTGGGTATAATTGGGTCAGATTTATGCAAATGCTTAACGCCGCATTTCCGAAACAATACCAACAGTTAGATTTGCTTTTTCCGGATGATGTAAGGGTTGAGAATGGCGAATAGATGCAAAGTCGTAAATACAAAGACGAGGAATGGTTAAAACCATTCCTCTTTTTTTGGATATTCCAATTTGAAATTGTAAATTTGGATTACTAACCATAATGCATAATAACATGAGTGAAAATTGGATATGTCAAAATTGCGGGCATGAAAATCCTGTGATAGCAAAAGTATGCGGGAAATGCTCTGCACTTAAAGGGACTGTTGAAACCTTTGAAAAGAATGGGGATGAATACATTAGATACAATATTGTTGTAAAAAGGAACGCAGAGCAACTTCTTGAAACATTAGCTCTGGCAATTTTAATTGCTGGCATTATATGTTCTGTTATTCTTGCTTTTTATGGAATGGGATTATATTCAGATCACGACAAAGAAGAGGCATATTGGTGTTTTTGGAGCATACTTCCCATTATGCTTACATCCGCAACAGTATATGCTCTTTTGAAAGTGATATGTAATATATCGGACACCTTGCAAGATATTAAGAATAAAATATAGTGATGAATGGATATTATTTACATTATTTTAAGCCTTATTATGGTAATATTCGCCATTCTCCAAATTGTTTTGTTCTTCAAAATTTGGGGGATGACGAAAAACATATTAGAGATAAAAAATAAAATTATTCCTGATACTGGCTCTGTTATTGCGCGAGAAATACATAAGAAAAATCCGGATATTATGAATATTCTATACGATCATCTTTGGGCTGATTTGGAGCGTGCTTACAAGCAAGATTTATCTTATAGCCGCACTATTAATGAGTACAAAATATTATATCAACGCGCTGGGATAGAGTTTCCTTCCGAAATTGAAAATATTAAAAATGATGATTGCTATAGATTATTTTACGAGGGGAAGTTGGAATAAATCAAGCAAAGCCGAGACTATTTCCCGGCTTTGTTTTACAGTACAATCGCAGTTCCGTCTTTCTTTATTGAATACTCGCCGCCGATCCTTACGATATTGAGCACGGCGTAGTCTTTGGCGGTGATCTTGGCCCGTGCGCCGTGCATCAGGATTATCGTATGGATGAATTTAGTCCCTGCCGCTTCTATAGTAGCATCTGTATCTCCGACGATACATACGTACTCTCTACCTTTGAGCGTGATATTTCCCGCATCTACATATACTTCCAGCCCTTCTAAACTGTCTCGGTTCTTTCTGAACACTTCGACCGAGGGGAAGTTGTGGTCTTGACAGAATTCGATTCCCTGCGGCGTGAACATGAGTTTTATGAGTTCGGGGAAGTCGTGAATGCGCATTACCTTCCTGCATGCTCCGCCACGGAGAGCGGAAATCCTGATCTCTTCCAGATTTTTATTCGAGTGTGTCATTATGCTTCTTTTTTATCCTCGCCCCTGTCTGCGGGGTTTGGCTCGTTGAACTTTACGGTTAATTGCGACGTCAGGCGGTCGCCGGATATGTTGTAGCTGCCTGAATTTCCGACATATGTCAGGTGGTATATTTCATCACTTATTCCCGGTACCGATATATCTACCTTACCTAAGTGTAGCATCCGGATAAAAGTATCGTAGTTTAAAAGGTGCTCCTCCGGGGTTTCTCCCGTAATTATAAAAGTCAATGTTAAATCCCGTGCCGCCAATTTGGGTTTGTCGGGATATATGACCTCCTTGCCGTCTTTCTTGGGGTCTTCGTTTTCTACGAAGTCTTTCAGGCCGGCAGGGGATTTTAACCCGGCAATAAACCCGGAACCCATTGCAACGCCCATTGTGTAGGCGTCTGTCCTGTTGATGAATAAATCTCCGATCATTACTTATTTGTTTAATTCTTTCGTTAGATAAGATTCTGCTGTATCAACGACATCATAGCCTTTTGAGCTGACGAAAGAAGCGTAGAACATACCGTCGGCAAATACGATGCTGGTGCCTGCTTTGTTAACTTCATTAAGCCATTTCGTTATCGCGGCGGCGGCCTCGTATCCGTAGTTCATTCCGCTTATATAGCGTCGCTTTTCCTTGCCATCATACGTCACAACATATCCGAGCGAACTGCGAAGATTCCATGTGTGATTTCGGTAATCGGCTTCGATCTGCTGGAGTTTAACCGCTTCACGAGCCTTCTCATCCATGAAATCTACTACCTCGTCTTCGATGCCGTCGATAAATTTGGTCAGGTCCGATATGTCCTTTTCAATTTTCATTACAGTTCACTTGTATTGCGCTTGATCGCCGCTATGTCTTCCCGAATTTCCGTCAGAGCAGCCTTCATAACAGCTGTATTCCCGTTTATTTCGACGATCTCCATGTAGGTCATAACAGCGTACCGGAGCAGCTCATTATCCACTTGCACGCTTGTGTATATGGCCGTTTCGATATTTCCGATGGAGTTCAGCAGCCCGATAATAGATTGAGTTTGCATCATCACATATCCTCGGATGTCGGTAACCTTGCCTTGAATGTCCGTGAATCGGCCGTTTAACTCGTCGCCGGTATCTTGAGACATGGCTTTAAAGCCTCTCTCCGTGGCTTCCTGCTGAGCAGCTCCGGCATTTCCAAGCAACTCTTTTGTCTCGGCAGGAAGACTGTCCCAGACAGCTTGGAATGTCTCTCCAACCTTGTTAAGATCATCCGCAAAGCCACTCATGGAGTCGGTAACATTTTCCATCCCCAGAAAAACGCCATCCTTAAACCATTTAGCCTTATATTTATCGAATACTTTGCCGATTTCTTCCTCAAGAAACCTGCTTATAAGCATTTGTCTAACGATGTTTGCGACAATCTCGTCCACCTTTTCGCCCCACGCTTCGGCCGCATTCTCGCCTTCCATAAATGCGTCTATAAACGCATCTCCAAGTTCCTTTGCGATTTCTTCCGCCGTGCCCCCAATAATGGTTTCGACGACCTCGTTAATCACTTCAGCGGCTTCGGCTCCAAGCTCTTGAATCTGGCGCTCCCATTCTCTAATTTTTGATTTGTCCGTTTTCTTCTTGTCGTTCTCCGCATTAATCTGCTTTTGGAGCAACAATTGTTGTTCTGCAAGATTGTTAAGTCGCTCGCGGGTGTCGCCAAATTTATTTTTACCCAGAAGATTGCTATCTGTATATTTGAGGTTCGAATAAGCATCGGCTATACTTTGGATCGCCTTTTTTTCTATTTCAGCCTCTTTGGATCGCCTGATGAAGAATTTCTCTACAAAGTTGCCTACGTCTTTGTACGCGCTCATTATTGATTTCGCCGCGTTATTGTAGGCGTCCTTTACATTTTTAACTGCATCGAAAGAGTTTCGTTGCAATCGAATGGCGTTGGCATTATCCAATTCCCATTGCAACTGCTCAATACGCCCTTGCAGTCTGTCTATTTCAGCCTGCTTCTCTTCGTCATTGTTGAACAGACTTGCAATTTTAGTAGCAACACTCAGTACAGCCTGAATGATAGCGAGAATAACGGAAGCCCTCTCTACTGCCTTTATTGCGTTTGCAGCCGTTGTAGAGGTTGTGGTTATGGCACTGGCCGATGATTCAGTAAGGGTTACTATACTGCTTATCATGCTCGTGGCTGTTGCCGCGATCTCACCTGCAGCACTGATTATTTCGCCCGTAGTGCCTCCTACGGCGTCGCCAATATCCTTAAACCCATCTGCAATGTCTCCGAGGGTCTTTTCCAGCCGTTGCCATTTCTTGATTGCATTTTCTTTGGGAGATGTTTGCGTATTTGATGCAGCTTTATTTACCGCATTAATTTGTGCCTTGGTTTTGTTGATTTCAGCGCGTAGTTTCTGGGCCTGCTCTGTATCGGATGAATCCAAAGCATTGTATTCCGACTCAAGAGATTGTAACGATGTTTCGAGTTCGGTTTTCAGTTCGGCTAATTTGTCTTTAGTCTTATCTGTAAGTTGTCGTATCCATTCCCCGGCTTGCACTTCGATTTCCGCTATAGCAGCATCTCGTTCGGCTTCGAGACTCTTTCTTTCCCCGACGGTCCCTGCCTCTTCAATCCTTCGGTCGTAAAGGTCTTTTATGGCTTGTAGCTTTTCGCGGAAGGTGCCGTATTTTTGCAAGTATCCATCCCAAGACTTTATCTCTTCGTCGAATTGCGCTGAAAGTTCGGCATGACCAATTTGCCCCACCAATAAAGCGGTTCCACGTTCTTTATTGCGCTGTTCTTCATTTGCCTCTCTCAAAGCTTCTGTATATATTCTTACTCCTTCTGCAGCTTTGATGTTGTCGGCGTAATACACTTCTTGGAGTTCGTGGTATTTTTCGCCGGCAGATCCATCGGCAGCAACGTTTGTGGCTATAACGAGTCGCTTTGTATCTGCGGCAAGGATATCTTGCGCTCCTTCAAGTTGGGTGTATATGTAATCTTCCAATTCTTGCGGAGACAAGATATCCCCATTGGGAAGGATAGGGGTAACTAATATTTCAGTCACCTTGCCCTTGGCGTCCAAAATGCCAAATTGGCTGCTGAAAACGGTGGCGATACCTTCTCCTGCATCCTCCCAGCCTTTCTTTACCAATTCTGCCGCTGCAACAAGTGGCCGAGCCAAATGCTCGACGTTTCCTTTGTATTGGGCTACCATCTGTTGCCCAGCAAGGAATCTTTCCGAGGATGTGTCATTCTTGTACTGGGCATCAATTTCTTTTTTTTGTAACTCAAATAGCTTTTTTTCTGCTTCTTGTATGGCTCGCGCGCGCTTTTGGTAGTCGAGGTCTATTTGCGCAAGTTTCTTGGCTGTCCCGTCTTTCATGGAGTCAACCTCGGCCTGTAACGCATCGTCCCGGAGTTTTTGCAGTTTCTGATTGAGTGCCTTCAGGTTGCGCTCTTGGTCGGATGCGGCCTTTTCTGCGGCGCTTTTGGCTTCATCACGGGCTTTTTTCGCCTCTGCGTTGAGTTCGGCAGGGGTTTTTCCTGTAAATAGTTTTTCTGCAACAGGAACCAACTGGGCATTTGTTTTATCTACCGAGTTGACATATTCTCTTACATTGGAATCATATTCTTTTTCAATTTTATCCCACAGTTCTTTACCCCCGGATAGTTTTTGTAATTCAATTTTTAGATTGTCGGTAGCTTCCCATACACTTTTTTTTGCTGCATTGAGATATCTCAATCCTGCTCCAAGTTGTTCTTTGCTTACCTCTCCGTTTTTGTATTTTTTTAATAGTTTTTGCTGATTATTCCATGCATCTTCATAATCTTTATAGGCACTTACATAGTCTCTATATGCATCCCCAGTAGATTCAAGCAGATTTATATTTCCTTGATTTTCGGTGATCATTTTTTCCGCGGCTTTCGCTTTTGCGACCTCAATAATTGCATCACGCAGGTTTTCATAGGCGCCGACGGCATTCCCTACCATAATCTGTTCTGCGGCCATATTGCCGAAATAGGCAGGGTAGATGTCTTGCAGCTTCTTGACGGCCTCGGCCCGTTCTTCATAGGGTTTGGACAGATCGGTTGCGGCATTATACAGCAGGTTCAGTTTGGTTAATTCGGATTGCGCCGACACAGAGCCTTGAGCCATCGCGGAATTGAATTGCTGAAGGGCGGCAGCGGCGGCATCTATTGCTGTCTTGCCTTTAAACAGCGATGCCACCCAGCTCGTTATCTCTTTTCCGTAAAGGGTAAGTACGGTAACTCCGGCGACAAGCAAAGTTTGCCACGAGATAATTGATTTGGCGATCTGCTTCCATACCGGAATAAACGATTGTCCGGTTTTTTTAAGTTCCTCTACGGCTTTTCTCGCTTTGGATATTTCATCTGCCAGCATAGGCAGGTTGTTGGAGATGGCTGAAAAGAATACTTGAGGGCCATACGCCAACGCTGGCAATTCACGGGCAACCTGCTGAATCTGGAAGCCCAGCATATTGAATCCGGAGGCATAGTTGCCTACATTGCGGGTGTGTACCCCCATTGTAGCATCGAGTTCTTTAACTTTCGTGTCAATAGATTCGATGTTTTTGAGCAGGTTTTGCCCCCAGCCGCTTGTTCGTTCGCTTTCATTCAACGAGCGATATACGGTGCGCATTCGTGATAGGGCTTGCGACATCTCATCAATGGACCCTCTTGCAACCTGTTCGAACTTGATTTGATTGACTAATTCTTTTCTGGCGCGAGATATGGCCTGTTTGTATTCCTCGATGGATAGCGTAGCTTCAAGGCGGCTTGACTTCTGATTCTGCGTCAATTTCATGCCTTGACTCTCCGCTTTATTCAGGCTGTCTATCTCCGATTTAAGACGCTTTATTTGAGCTTCGTATTGAGATATAAGGATGACATTCTTTTTTTTTGAAGCATTGACGGTTTTTAATTCTTCGATTAGTTCATGATACGCTGCCGTCTCGGCCTTGGCCGCTTGTGCCCCGGCTGTAGAGTCCCCACCTGTATTTCCTATAGTGACCGAAGCTGCTGTTTTGGCCGCCGCATCCATCGCCTGACGTTCCATTTGGGCAATCTTGCGCATGGACTGCTCCACACGGGCCTCCATTTCTCCGATCTTGCGGTTTATGACGTCGAAATCCTTGGTGCTGTCAGGGATGTCCGCCAGCACGCGCCGCAACTGCTCAAGCATGCTGATGAAGCTCTTGAGTTTGTCGGTTTCCGCATTTATTTTGAATGATAAAGCACTCATTGATGTATTTTATTACCTCGTCTTTTATTACCTCTTCTTTTGGCCATTTCGGCCCCCGATCCTTTGACTATCTTTTTCTCGTCGCCGACGAGCGTGCGGACCTTGTCCGTCATCATCAGAAGCATGGTAGGGTAGTTTATGCCCTGAAACGCCTCTTTGTAGGATATGTTCAGCTGGTCCATCATCGTCGCCATGATCCCGGTTATAGTGTTGTTGCCGACGGTCTCCGCAATGGTATTGCGCCGGGTCTTGTCGATCTTGACCGAATCGAACAAGTCTTTCCCCGACACTATTTCTGCTATAGCGCAGGTGGCGTGGGATATTTCTTCATAGGAGGCATATCTCTTGGCGTACCATAGAAATACCTTCTGCGCCCACTTGCGCCGGAACATAAGCCGCGATATTGTGCCCAGAGAGAATTTTTGCCGGCCTTGTATCGATACATCTATCCGCCCGGCAGCAAAGGCCCTTGCCAAGTCTTTGACAAAAGGCTGGTACATCCGGAATGTGAACATTCCGAGCTTTACTGCGACATGATGCTTGTTCAGCAGTGACCGGGCGACAATGTCCGCCGATTTAATCATTATCTTTGGATATGGTTGTCGCTAATCCCTCCATCACGGCGGCCACTGACGCAATGTCCTCCAGCGGAATCATCAGCAAGGTTTTCTGATAGCAGTCGAACAGCTCGGCGAAGGTGCTTCGCTTCATAAAGCGACGGCACAGAAGCCATGCCCTGAGGCGGTGCAATATGCTCCGGCTGCCCACGATTGCCAGCGCAACGCTGTAGGCCATTGCGGCTATGCACGCCTTGCTTTCATCCGGCTCTTTTTTTACGTCGATTGCCGTCATAATGCGGGTGGCGGTCATCGGCGACATTTTGTATATCGTGTATCCTTTTGAAGCGATACGTATGCTGATAAAGTCTAATTTCATGGTAATTGTTATAATGGAATAGGGGTGAGGGGCTTATGCCTCCCACCCCCGTACTTGAATGTTGACAGGTTGCTAAATGCCCTCCTCTTCGGAAGCATCGAACCAGTATTCCGAAGAAACCGCTGCGTTGTCGGGTTCGAGTGCCGTGGCCACAACGCCAATAGCACTTGCGCCGTCGGTCTGGGCGTCGCGTGCGATAACCGACGCCTTCGGGAATACGCAGTACTGATTGTCTTCGGTAAGGGCAACCATGAACTTCTCGATTATTACCACGCCGCGGTTGCGCTTCCACGACGTTGCGGTTGCGGTGCCGCCCATGAGGTCGGCCTTCGTTGTATAGTCGTATTGACCGATGGTGAAACTCATCTGGATATTTCCCATCTCGGTCGATTGGCGGTATACGCCGTTTGTGAGCTGATTCCGGTACTCGGTGGTAGACGGTTCCTCCTCCTCGATACTCCATGTATCTTGGTGAATGTTCTCGACCTGCTTGGTACTCTCGTCGCTCAAGAGCGTTTTGAGTGAAGCAAGGGTGACATCCGCCGTAACCCTTGCAGGGTCTCCGTAATACAGCTTCTTGATTCCTACTGCTGTTACTTTTGCCATTGTTTTAGTTGTTTTTAATGTTCAATACTCTGAATAATACCCGGATATAGACATAGTGGCATCCTAAGTTCGGATCTTCCTCGCGGCCGATATTTTCATATCTGTACCTATATGCGGATTCGTCGTAAGTGCCGTAAGTCCATTCCTTGAATCTGGCTTTCGCCGCTCGTTCAAGCTCGTCCAGACGTTTGATATTCGCTTCGCCTTTGATGTCGGGGACGCATAGATTGACAGCCACGAAGCAGTCCTCCCAATATGTAGTCGGAGTCTGCTGGGGCGGGGTTATGACTACAACACGTTCGCGTGTGACTTTCCCGCCCGGAATGGCCCATGAAGTATGCATTTCCTTAATCCCGAATTTCCGGCAAGCGGAAAACAAGATGTTGCGAGCATCGCCGGTTGTAATCATATCCAGAGGTCTGAAACGTTGAAATAATTGTTCTCCTTTGGTATTGCTACCGTGCCTTCACCGCGGACTTCGCGGGTCGTCTTATCAATGCACTTCACATAACTCCCTTTGGGAATTCCCTTTCCTTCGTAGACGATATGGTATTCCGATTGACGCACTTCGCCGTTTTCAGACACAAGGCGCACGGTCGTGTTGTCGTCGCAACGACAATCACCTACCTTCTGCCATGTGTCATCTTCGGATAATATTATCGGACGCCCCAGCTCGTCGTACTGTTTCGGCGGGTCTATCCTTAAGTAGAGTATGTGGGGCGCAAAGTACATATTACCACAAGTTTGAAGCATCCTTTATCGAAGATAAGCCGATGGAGCTGCTCAACTCTTCTCCCGGTGTGATGCCGTATTTCCGAAGCATGAGCTGCGCTTTCTGCTTTAAGGCGCTGTCAGACCAAGAGGCCGAGTGCCCATTCTCGCTTACCGATAACGGATGCATTATCAGGCTGTCAATAAACTCAGTCACTCGTTTAGCGACGATTTGCTGTTGTTGCTCGCTGCTCGCCAGAGAGTCGGGGTCTAAGCCCCACTCTCTCGCAAAGCGGCGGACACCATAGTCTGAGATTGTCCCGACCATGTTGAACTCCTGATGTATGCACTCTGCCACCGTCATATATACCTACGATTCTACGGTCAGCGAATAGATGCCGTTGATCTCGGTGATAACCGGAAGCGACAGGGATTGTGCCTTCGTGAATTCCACGCCGTTCGAATTGTCGGTTTCACCCTTTCCCCATTGGGAAATCCGGATGCGGCCATAGTCGGAGTAGGTGACCCCCGGCTCCGGCCGAAGCTCGTTGTCGGCGTAGGCATTCTTAATGACACCGAGACGTCCTGCCGGCACAAACACGATATTCTTGTCGTTCCACGGCTTGTACTCCTTGATCTTGCCGTTGTCCTGAATGCGCGTCATTCGACGGATAACATCGAATACGGGCAGTCCGTTGGAGCGCATGAACTCGTTCAGGTTGGCCAGAAGAAGCGGCGATGCAGATTTGTCGGACCCAAAGATCACCTGCTTCATCTTTTTACTTCGGAGGATATACGAAAGCCGCTTCTGATCCAAAAGGATGCGGTCGAAGGTCACTTTTTCCTGCGCGGAATCGACGATCTCCTGAATGTCCTCGAATACATCGACGGTGTCGATGTTCGCTTCGGTCCACTGCGTATCTACCGTAGCGATGTTCTCTTGGGGCATACCGTAGTCGATGTTGCCCCTTACGCCGCCTTCAGGGTTGTTCTCGGACGTGAACTCGAAGACGCCTTTGTTGGAAAGCGCGCCGAGGAAGATGATGTCAAGTTTCGATTTTACAGAGTTGACAACCTTCTCCACGCCGCCCCACATAAGGTTTACGAGTTGCTGTTTCTTCGCCTGATCCGGGATCATCCGCGAGTCCAGCAGTTGGAGAACCTTGCGGTAGTCTTCGATGCGCATAGGATATGTCATCTGATGCGTAAGGACCTTTTTCGAGATTGTCGCCAGCCCCTCGGTTCCCATGATAGGCTCTTTGCCTTTGGAATCCAATGTAGCGGCGGCAACGCTGAGATTGTACGAGCCGATGATTTCCTCGAAGTTCAGTCCTACAGTCGGCGTATCCCAATCGAGAAAACGCTCATACACGCTTTGGTCGAATAAGCGTTTGCGCAGCTCCGACGCCGCGTCAATACGAACCTGCACCTCCTTGGTGAGTTCGCGGAAGATGGAAGAATAATATACTTCGTTCATTTTCTTTACTGTCTGATGTACTTGATTTCAGGGTTGTTTTTCATGCTGTAGCCTTGCAGCCACGCATCGGGCACCGGATATGCCACGTCCTTAAGGATTCTGGCCCCATATGCCGCCGACACAGTGGGGAATCCGTTTGTCGTGGTGTATTCTTTGGTGGTCTCGATAACAGCATCGGGCAGCTCGTCACCTCCAAGCAGATCCGCGCCGGCAATCGCCTCGGCCATTGCAGCGTTGAGCGTAATCTCGTCGTAGGATTCGTTGGTGGTGCTGATGCTTTTGATTGTCCCGGTGGATTCACCGATTTTGACGGCGTCGTTTACTTGGAGCATGGACCCTTTCACTACACGCGGCTTTGTCGTGGTTCCGCCCTCGACGATGCGCGCAGATTTGCAGATCGTACATTCCATGTTCTCGAAATCGATCTTGATCGGGGTTCCTTCCTTGAGTTTCATCCCTTCCGGATAGGTGCCTTTGAGTTTGAAGTCTCCCGGAAGCACCTCGCATTCCCCACGCCAGAACACGGGGAACCCGCCTTTAATTTGGGTCTTTTCGAATTTGATAGCCATTTCTTTTTAGATTTTGTTATGCATCCGGCAAGTTTTCAGCCCACGCCTTTGCCTCCTCTTTGCTTTGGCCTTCGGATGTGGAGAGGGGGAATGCCGATTCCTTTCCCTCAAGCCCTGCTGCTACGACTCGTGTCTGTATGGCTGCAAATTTCTCCTGCAGCTTTGATTTGTCAGGATTCTCCTCACTCATCGCGGCTGCGAGTCCTAAGATGTCTTCCAGCACCGAGTCCTTGATGTTAGCTTCTTTGGCTGCTGCGCGAAAAATCGAGTCGCGCTCGGCTTTTGCACGCATGGCTTCCATAGCGTCGTATTTTGCTCGTATAGCATTCTCACGCTCTTCCTGCTCACGCTTGTAAGCCTTGAACCACTCAGGTTCTTCGCTTGGGGAAGTAAGTTTTACCTGCCCGTCCCCGGTGGCAGGCTGCTCGATAGGCTTCCCTTCTTTCAGGTTATGTCGCTTTTCGTAGTTTTTGACTGCGGTCTGCGAGGCATCCCCTGCGCGGTAATCGCCGTAGCTGGTCAGCACGTCCTGAAAGCTAATTCCCTCCGCGATGGTAGTTAATTGCGCTTCGTCCGATACATTCTCAGACTTCTTCGTTGCGATTCGGTCGAGAATTGCATTGTCCACCCCCTGAAATTTGGTTTGGAGCAATGCCAAAAGTTTATCTTTCATATTCATTAAATTATTTGCTTCAAGGCAAAGGTTTCGACGGTCACGTGAATTACCAAAAATGAGCGTGATTTTTTATTGATTGTTCTAAACGTTCGATTTTTCTTCCGTAGAATCACTTGCTGTTGATGGATTATTGTCCGATTGGTTTGTTTCTGACTCTTCTCTGATTGAGATGGATTCCGAACGACCCAATGCTGTTTTTAGTCGGTCTATTTCCTCTTGTGGATTGTCGGCCACGCCCATTAGGTTGACAGCCTCTTCGAGTGAAAGAATTCCGTCATTATAGGCTTGGCCAATGGATTTCCACCGAGCGGCGACATCCTCACTGAATGGCTCCGAAAATTCATGCTCGATCTTGAGGGTAGCGAGTTTGTCTCTCATCTTGATATGAGTTACATTCATCATAATCGCCAGAATGAGGTTCTTTTCCCGATCGACGAGTTCGTCGTATATCTCCTTGCGATTATCACGCTTAATATATCCAAGCACCATTGCCCTTTTTATGGCATCGCCTGACAAGGTTCCCAGTCCAACCATCTTTTCGGGTGTAAATTCGGGCGTGAAGGTGTCAAAGAGGATGGACTCCTTTAAATCTGTTTTTTCCTGCTGGCGCGTCTCGGAGGAGGTAGGCGGCTCTATATATTCAAACTTGTCTTCTTTGCTGTTTAACTGGATTACCTTTCCGGGCTGATCTGTTTTGGGCAGGCTTTTGATGACGCCTGTTGTGGCAGCGGCTATTGGGTCTGCGAAGTAATTATTTGTATCAGCGGTTTTCGAGTCAATATCCTCCTCCCTGTCAATACGGGGCTGCAATCCACTCCAAGCTGTTTCCTGCCTATAATAAATGATATTTATTTTGCCTGTTGGATTTACAATCGGCACTACATCCCATCCTATCTTGGCCTTCCTCCCCCGAAATATGAAGGTGGGTGTATGAATGTCAAAATGCTCTATAGTACCCGTTCCTTCTTTCAAATAATACCCATATCCAAATGCAAGCAAATTCCCATACTGATCGAACATAGGGCGTAAAGTATGCCCTTTGGACTTGGAAAGTACGACTACTTTAACCTCCGGCAGACCTGTAATCTCATTTCTGTATATGTGATACAATTTTGCACTCTGCGTTTCGGCTCCAGCCAGTCGCTTTGCCTGCCTCATATTACTGTCAAACCTTAAATCGCGGAGGAATTGTTTATACGCGGCGAAAGCATCAGCGTCTCCCGATTCGTCGGATGACTTCCACTTAATAGGGTTGCCCAACAAAAAGAATAGTTCTACCTCATTGATATAGCGTTGGCGCGTGCGAGGCAGTTTCTCCGTTCGATAATCGCGTTGTCCTTTTCTCGTTTTGTCCTGCCGCTTCATTATGGCATGAAGTTCCGGATTGTACTCGCAGATCGCTTTTACTGCTTCCGGGTCGTGATCTTCCATCAAGGACATCGCTTGACTGATATCTTTTGCCTTTATGAGGTCCATCAAATCACGCTCAACTCCCAAAGCGTTGAGTGTCTTATTCTGGAAATAGGTAAATAGGCGGTCAATAAAGTTCATCGTTACCAAATATTAATATCGTTCAAATCATCATCACGTAAAGGAGCACTGCGTTTTTCATAACACCCGGTGAGCGCATCCGGGGCATCGTCATTGGCATTCCCACCCTCCTTCATGTATCCTGTAATGGCGCGGTAAAATTCCGGCCATCGTTTGTCCCAACCTGTTGGAAAGTAAGTGATGTTATTGACGTCTGCCGACTTGGTGAAAATGCGCACTTGCTTGTTAGCCGTCTGAGTGAAGCAGCTTATAGTAGTGCGGGTAATGTTCATTTCCCGTAAAATTCGCTCAACGTTGCGGGCAAATCCTCGGCCTCCGTTATTGCTTTCGATATTCGCTATTTCGGTTTTGTTTTTTGCGAGCATCTCCGCCGTTTTGGGTTCTGTATACTCCATTGGTTTTTTAGTATACAGCACATCCGTTACGTAATTTCCCTCCGGAAGTTCATCGTAGCAGATGGAACATAAATAATCGCTTCCCGTGTCTGCGGTATCCGTATAGTTCTTATGGGTAGTGCTTTGGGAGTATGGTATGACGTCGTATGTCCGAAACTCCCGATACATGAGTCCCTCAATAGGCTTGGGATTCTGCATGTATTGTGTTTCAAAGGTAAATGGGTCCGATTCCCTATACCTCTTTAATTTATCCAGCGCAAATCGCCCTTCCCATAGTGCATGCTCAGTGGGCAATCCGTCATCTACAATTGCAGGGAATTTGATGACATCCCATTCTCCTCCCTCTTCAATTGTGCCCTCCAATTCCAATAAGTATCCGCAGAAATCATCCACGGCGAGTCTTTGAGCGGTTACAATAACGGGTGTGCGCACATCGTTAAGGCGGTTCTTGAATGTGGATGTCCACAACTCTCCGATGCGTGCCTTGGTCGTGCTTGAGCAGCTGTCCTGAGCTTTCATCGGATCATCTATGCACATTGCGCCGCTAAAGTCTTGGGCACCCAATTTACCGCATCCAAAGCCGGTGATCTGACCCATAAAGGGCGCTGCATACATGACACCTCCGTCAGAGGTTGAGATGCTTCCTTTGGCATTGTTGGAAAGCTCTACCTGTGGAAAGAAAGCGCGATAGTTGGGGTCCTCCATAATTCTCCGGATGTTCGTGACATTTCGAGTGGTGAGCTGGTCACTGCTCGAAAGGTGTATAAATTCGGAGCGGGGGTTTATTGCAAATCCGAGCGAAGAGAAGGATACTACGGCCAATTCTGTTTTTGAGTGCCGTGGAGGAATATTAAACATCAACCTATTGGTGGGATGTTCTCCCCGGAGTACTTGGTCGAGCTTGTGGCATATTACGCGATGATGAGGGGCTATGCGGAAAGGCTGTTTATTCACTGCTTCAAACATTACAGCCGTGAATGCCAAACAACCCTCTTTTATCAAGAGATCACCGACTCCTGAGTAATCATTCATTGCCTCCACTCTCCTTGATTAACTGGAATAGACGCTCTGTACTGAAGGTAGGCTGGGGAATGTCATTTCCCTTGCTGTCAGTGTTGGCTGTTTTTACGGGCGCATCATAGCCCAGCATTTTGGATATGCGCTCGATGGTCCATGATTTGCCATGCAACTTTAGCTCGATCCCGTTCTTCCCCTCCTTGATGCTCTCAATGGCTCGGACCTGCCTGTCAGTGAGCTGGTCGAAGTCCTTGAAAACAAGTTTTTGAACTTCTGTATATTCGACGGGAACCCCTGCCTTCTTATCGCGTTTGCTTTGGGGCAGGGGGACCCGCTCTGTAACCAGATTTACATAGTCTGTTATGCGGGCTTCCAGTATTGCGCCGAGTTCTTCCAATACCCGCTCTTTGGATATGTCGCTTGCCTTCTGCAATTCGGTCTGCAGCTCTTTGACCCTTTGTGTTACCTTTGTGTCGGATAACAATTGCGAGGCGTTGCACCAAACAGAATCATCACTCATCTTCGAGCAGTCATACGCAAATCGGTAAGCCTCGGACGCATTTCCGCATTCGAGGTACTTGTTGCAAAACTTCTCCTGTTTTATGGTAAGACCTTTTGCCATGATATATTATTCAGAGCAAAGGTTGTTGCGGTCCCGTGAATTACCAAAAGGCGGAGTGAAAAAGTTTTTCCCGTCTATATGGTGTTGTACCATCTTCTGGGTATACTTATTGTCTGTCTGTATTCCCTGCCGTTTGGCGAGTATTTCGTGACGAATAAATTTCTTGCAGCGTAATGCCGTTGCGTTTATGGCGATCATCAATTCGTCACGGTTCATAAACAGCGTGATGTTGCCCCTGTCATCCTGTGGTACCAATCCTTTTGCCTTTCGAGTCATAAGAAAAAAGTCTGCTGGCGCATGACGGCCAACAGACTTCCTAATCACGTAACTCCAACAAAAAGGTATTTCCGATTGTGTCCGTTGCTTGCGCCATCACAAGCATCTGGGACAAAGGTGTGCACGTTCGGCACATTATGCAAGAGTTTGGCGAAAAATTTTCAGATTTTTTTTGCACTTTTATTCTAAAGACGGTAAATTGTTCAAAAGGTTTGTGTTTTGCTATAGGGAAAATCTTATTTTGGTGGGTAATATTGTTCAAAAGGTACAAAAAAAGCCCCGGATTATCCGAGGCCAAAGAAATATAATGTTGGAGGGGGTTATTTCTTCTCTTCTTCACTTTCTCCTGCAACCTGAAGCCTTTTGTTGTTGAGTAGATCCATCATGTCAATAAGATGAAAATTATACTTACCCATCGGATATGATGCAGTCATATTTGCAATATAGGCTCTCAGGTTCGTAATACATATGTTGACGCCGGAGTGAAGTACTAAAGCATCTAGTTGGGTGTCTTCATCCACTTTGGTATTCATATTGAAAACTCCGCACCCTTCCGCCATTATGCTGTACCCGGCCTGATTGTCAGGATTTATTTTAACAGATACAAAGACAAAGTAAACCCCTTCCTCTTTATTCTGATGTATGTCAAAATCTATGTCAATAGGGTAGCGAGCCATGAATTCATTACATGACATATCGCCGGATACCTCAGTAACGGGTTGGAAAGTGCATTTACTTCTTAGTATCGAAAATTCTCGTATTTCTAATTCTGAGGGTTTTGCTAACATCTTTATGCGGCATTTTCGGGTTTAAGATCACCTGATTCAATAATGATTCGATTCGTTGCATCTTCTCCTTTTGTTGTGGATGACATGCAGGACCTTTGGGCAAGCAACGATTGACCCAACTTAGCATAATCTATCTTATCTTCCCTTATTGCCTGCTCAATTGGTTTAAATCTTATTTCAGGTATATAACCGAAAGCTAAGGACAACTCCACAAACTTGGAAATGCGATGATCGTAATTGCCATTGAATAATTGACTCACGTAACTTTTGGTAACTCCTAAATGTTCTGCCAGCTGAACTTTATTCTTGTTTTCTTTTTTCATAAAGTTTCTGGCGCAATTATAAAGAGCTACTTGTATTTTCGTGATCCAATACTCAGGCGATGATAAAATCTCATTCCGTTTCATTGTTATCTGTTTTTAATTCGTTAATAGGGGGAATGCTTTTGATGAATCGCGTCAAGCGTTCTATGTCGCGTGGCTGATCGTTCTTATATCCCCCGCATACTATACAAACATTTGGCTCTTCTCTTAATACGTATATGCGCAAGTTCTTATTCTTGAATTCATATAGATTGTCTGTTCCTTGAATTTTGCGAAACTGGCTTAATGTCAGATGTTGAACATCAAGTATATCCATCAGTGCAAATATTCTTATCAGAGACTTTTTATCCAGCGCATTTCTCTCGACCTCCTCGCAATACTCGTCAAATTCACAATACTTATCTTTTATTAATTTATAAAATTCAAGTTTGGGGTTGTTGACAAGTTCCAGCTTTTGTTTCGCAAAGATACTCATAAAGGTTTGGTTTAGCAATAGCTTAACTGAAAATGTTTATCAGTTTTTTTTATAGCATTATTGGAGGTGCATATTTTATGCCACTGATGGGAAGGTATTATAACAATTATAGGTTTAATACTTTATCCTATTTTATTCGATTTTTCTATATTGCATTTTTGGCAAAGCAGCTGCATATTATCTAACGTAGTTGCTCCGCCTTTGGAGAAAGGTATAATATGATCAAGTTGCAAGTTTTGCGTAGAACCGCAAAATACACACCTGCCACCATCACGTTTATATACCGCATCAACTATTTCCCGCGGAATAGGTGGTCGTTTAGGTTGTTCCCCAAATAGTTCTCCGCTATCAATTAATTCCTGTCGTACAATTTTCTCTAACTGTTGACGACGATATTTTTCTTTAATTCGTTCAGCTATAGAAGCTTTTTCGCGTTCTTGCTGTGCTTGTTGATATAATAATCTATGCCGCTCCTCTTCTTCTGATGATACTGAAGCCTTATGATAATCTCCTGATTCGAGATATTTTTCTAAATCTACAATATTGTCAAATAATATTTTTCGAGGATCAATTCCATATTGAAGGCTTACAATACTTGCACGTTCGAGTTGCGTCATGATACGTCCGGCACGATTAAATCCAACTTCAAAATTGCGTTGTATTTCTGCTATTGATATGCTGCCGTTGGTGACTGCATAACGGGCAACTTCTTCAAATAATGAATCGTACTTTACGGGGACTGATTCTTCGAAATAGTAATCCATAATCTTTTATACTATAAAAATAATCCGAAGCTATTATTTTTTAGTCTATTGACGTCTTGACCGTTTTTAAAGGAGACCGTAATCTCCTTTAAGTGTGTTGCTCGCTATATGGAGCTTATTTTAGACGGTTTAATTTTGTCATATTTCTTTCGCTCTAATGGAGATGGAATAAGGCTAATTAGAATACCGCTACGCCTCTTTTTTTTGGGCGACTTCGCCCTTCCCTTTCTCTCTCTCTTCTCGGTACAGGTCAATTAATGCCCCATTTTGCCGAATCAACTCCTCATTTTGCCGGAGTAATGAATCTAAGAATCTCTTCATAGTGCTTGGGTTATTAAATTCAGCTTCCAGAAGTGCGACGTCTCCACCTCCTTGGCTGACTGGTTGCTCCACCGCAATTAGCATTGGTTCTTCTTCATGGAGAAGCCAATTTCTATTTATATCGGGGAAAATACTTAGAATTTTAGAAATCTTATCTGGGCGAGGCATTTTACTCCCATCTTTAAAATATCCATTTGAAAGCCCTGCCAGCCTCTCAAATTGAGAGACCGAAATCCCTTTGTATTGGCAATATACTTGAATTCTCTCTTTAAGGGTCATATTATCAGAGACTTAATGATATTTTCTATTTCTATAAGTATTATCTATGTAAAAAATTCTAAGAAAATCTATGCATTCTTAGAATTATATTCTATATTTGCAATGTAGAACTAAACTACACCGCAAAGGTAGATTATTCTACACCGATAAACAATGTAAAGATATACAAAAGTTTTTGAAATAGCCAAGTATATGGACAATAAATTACCTGTTGAATTAAAAGTGTTTATTCCGCCGTTGCAAGGCAGAACAATAGCAGAACTTGCGGATCAGATCAAGAAAGAAGGAGCGAAGATCGAATCCGAAGGAAGTAAGATAATAAAGGCTTATGCCTATCTGGTTGTGATGTTAGCGGGTAAATAGAAATTCTATTTCTTTTAATGCAGCTTCTTTAAGTAAATCACCCGCTTTCAAAACGATATATGAGCGAAATTCGTCACAACAGCAATTGGCATTAATATTATCACCTTCCCAAACTATAGTAGGGTGTTTTCCATGTGTAGGGCATATTTCAGCTTCCAGTTTTTCAGCGACGTAAGCATTAATTTTTTGAGTATTCATAATACTGACTTATTAGACAACTACAAATATAATAAAAACGGCGCAATTACCAATACTGATTTATTAGACACCTGTCTTTGGAGGTGGTTGTGCCGACTTTTAAAAACATATCATGATTAAATCACAAGAAGATATTGAGCGCAATGCTTTCGCAAAAGGTGCCAATGAGTTAAGACATAGGGATCGTAAAGCCTACTCCAAACTTCGCCGAAGCATCATGCGGGCCTTGTATCGAGAGCGGTCCAACAATTTGGAGAATGACGAGCTTTGCAAGAAAGCGTACTCGAACCGGATGAACGGTCTGGTTCCTCACAGCATCTCCGAACGCCGCATGATCGCAGGAAAATTCGCACGATATGGAATTAAAGAGCCTTGGGGGCTGGCATAGCTATGAAAACCGACACCATACTGAGCAAGCGCGAGCGTGAGGTAATGAACCTCGTCGTGCTGGGATACTCGGCCCGCGAGATCGCAGATCGGATGAACGTCATATACCAATGTGTAGCGAATCATCTCCAGAGCATCTACGACAAGACGGGGACTAAACGGACCTTGCAGGCACTTGTTACATGGTATTTCACGGTAAACTTCGGCATCTCCCTGAACGTGTCCGAAATGACCCGGAGAATAGGGGCGGCGATACTTCTCTGTCTGTTCTCGGTCGAAGTGTTCAGTACCGATTTCGAGTGCCGCAGGTTAAGAAGCCCACGCCGTGGCCGGGCGTTCCGGGTCGAAGAGTTAATAGAGAACTAAACCAAAAATACACACACAATGAAAACACTTTATCTCTGGGTCGAGGAAAAAGGATGGACTCCTTTCCAGTACAACGACCTTTCTGAATTAACGAAGGAATTTGTCTCTCGAAATATTAAGCTGGGCGACAGATGCGAGTTGGGCGACAGATGCAAGCTGGGCGACGGGTGCGAGCTGGGCGACTGGTGCGAGTTGGGCAACTGGTGCAAGCTGGGCAACGGGTGCGAGTTGGGCAACTGGTGCAAGCTGGGCGACGGGTGCGAGCTGGGCGACTGGTGCGAGTTGGGCAACGGGTGCGAGCTGGGCAACGGGTGCAAGCTGGGCGACAATGAAATAGTACCCAAAACATTATTTATCAATGCTTCTCGCCATACCGTTTCCTATTGGGGTGCTGAAGTCATCCAAATAGGATGTAAACGATTTTCTATTTCTGAATGGCAACAGCATTTTCAGAAAATCGGTCAGGCGGAAAATTACACTTCCGACCAGATCGAAGAATATAAAGGGTATATCGACCTGATTGCTGCAATGCACAAGACATGGAGTATTGATAAACAAAAGGCATCAAAGGAATAACAACAAGGAGTGTGTGGCGGAATGGTAGACGCCATATGATGATGGATAACCGAGAGCGTCAGGGATGGGACCCAAGCTCATTTATTCGCAGATATAAAGCGGCACGTGTCCGGCACGAGTGGGATAAACCCGGAAATAAAGCCCACAAGAGTCCGCGCTTACTCATCATATGAAACCGATTGCAACGGTTGCAGGTTCGAATCCTGCCGCACTCCCAAAATAGCCACCCGAATAGGTGAGGGGTTTGATCGCTGGCAGTAACCCCGCCGCAAGGTATAAAGCGATCCGTTAGGCCGATAATAGCGTTATCGGCGGGCCGTGGGCAAGGCTCGAAGTGACAGCCCCGCAAGAGCGAATAGCTTGAACGCGCAAAAGACTGGCATAGGTTCCGAAGCTGCGATGACACGAGCGGCGAGGACCACCGGGATAAATAAAGCATTATTATGCCTGTGCGGGTTTGATCGCCTTCACAGGCTCTAATGCAGGCTTTGTGCACACGTTCTTTCCAATCAGGGTAATTTAGTAGTTTTTCATTATTTGCATAGCGCAAAGCCTGCTTCATGCCCGCGTGCTGATTTGGAGGTTGGTAGGTTTTGGTTGACGTGGATGTTTGTGTGTGACGGCGCGCGGGCTTTTTTTTGAAACACCTTAAAACATTATAGCTATGAAGAGAGAGATTTTGAAAAAGAGAACCTTCCTTTGGTTCGACCTGACGCCCCGCTGGAAGATGTGGAAGAGAATCGAAGAGCTGGAGAGCGAAGTAGGCAAAGCTCTTGCGGAACGCGAAACTGCGTATCAGGATCTGGCAAGCATGAACCAGAAATTTCTGGCACTCACTCACGATCTTGATTCTATGCAAAAACGAGTCCTTGAATTGGAGGGCAAACTCCAGAAGTTCAATCGGACCCGCGGCAAAAGCGGCAAATATGTGAAGTCCTATGACACACGATCCGCAAAGTAAGATTCTCGCCTATCTCAAGGCCGGCGGCAGGCTTACAGTCCGCAAGGCCGAGAGACTCTACCACACAACGGAGCTTCGTCGGATCATCAGCCGGCTCCGTAAAATGGGATATTCCATTTGCTCAAACAAACAAAAGGCTGTTACGGAAGACGGGCGGCCGACGCAGTTTAACGAGTACTATATGCCACAGGTCGCGGATTCCTGTCAATAATCCGCAAATCGCATTTTAAGTTTGGTATTTGCCATTGGCCTGCTGTGAAGCCCGCGGATGGTGTGCCGTCGGCATTAAAGCCCTACGCGGCGGCGTGGGTGAGTGAATATGTCGGCGGCATTTATTGAGCTATGGTGTAATGGTTAACACACCGCCCTTTGGAGGCGGTACTTCCGGTTCGAATCCGGGTAGCTCAACAGGGATTCATTCCCAGTTGTGAGTTGATCGGGCGCTTGACGCGCTAATCACAACGGAAGCGAAAGAGGGTATATCCCTCGACAATCCGAGGCCGCGTGAATAACAGTAGCAAGGCCGAGGCGGGCTAAGCCCACGAAACGGGCATCGCGGGGGCAGTAAGAAGTCCCCGCTTCTTTTGGATACAATCAAACGACCATGAATAAATATCTTCAAGAACTCAAAGACAACGGGCTGGTCCCCTTGCGATTGGACAACAACACGGTTCTGTTCGTACCTCCGGAGAAAGCCAACCGAAAGTACAAGGATAAGTACCTTAAGAATGCCGAGAGGGCGCGGAGGATGGCACTTAATTTGAGATAGAGTAAATGAAAAAGTGGAGTGTCCTACCACTCCACGACGGCATTGGTTAAGCTGCATTATTAACCGGTACCCATATTGCAAAAACTTTAGCGTTTTTGGGATAAATAATTTTCCCATTTTTACGGATGTATTTGCAAAATACGAGTTTATACAACTTGCCGTTTTTGGACTTAAGAGATTCCATAAATAACACCTCCTTTCTTTGTTGCCTTTCGGCTTAAAATCTTGCATCCTACTGCAAGACAAAACCCGGTAGTAGGATACCGGGTCTTTTAAACTTGTGTTTGGAATAATTTGAAAAGACGATGTTATTCCTTCATCTCTTAAGTCCAATGCAAATATAGGTGTATTTTACTTTACCTGCAACAAGTATAAATAATTACACACTTTATATTTGTTTAATATAGATAAAATCTATTTTCACTATGACAACCATCGAAGAGCGAGCAAAGCGTATTTGCGCAAATACTTTTTGTAATCAATCCCACGCGCCTGTATGCAAAACATGCGCATGGCGTCTTAATAGTGAACCGGCAGAACCGCAATGTAGTGTCTCGGAATATAAAGACGTGATTAAGGACATATATGAGTCGGCTATTTGTCAGTTAATATTACAACGCGATGAACTGACACGCGAGGATAATTTAAAAGGTGAAAACCATATTGAAATAGAGAATCGCAACATTCATTTTTATAACGAGTGTGATAATCCTATACATACCGGTTTTTGCCCCGTGTCAGGACCTTTATCCGAAATAAGAAGTAATTGGCGTCCTATCCACGAATAACGTGTAAAGAATTCTCGATTTTCTTTACATGTACGCTCGAAATGCAAAGATTTTTTATATGTCTAAAATACTGAAAAAAATATGCGAGAAATTAAATTCCGAGGCAAACGCCTCGAAAACGGGGAGTGGGTATATGGTAGTCTTGTAAGCATTCATGATACCGCTATTATTGTAGAGGATTGCGATTTTAGTTGGAGCCCAGACACAGATATTACTGCTTTTTGGTTTGACAAAAAAGAAAATGAAGTAGATCCCGCCACCGTCGGCCAGTACACGGGTCTGAAAGACAAGAACGGCAAAGAGATTTACGAAGGGGATATTCTTCAAAATGGAATGGACTACCAATGCAAGATTAGCTATTCGGAGGCGACCCTCTATGGAGATTTCGGTAAGGGATTTGCACCGCAATATTTTTCGGAAGGACTACATAAATCATGTATTGTAGTAGGCACCATCCATGATTATCCCGAATTGCTGAAATAATTTTGCAGATTCAAAATGATTTCCTATATTTGTAGAGCCAAACGCTTGTCATTCGACAGCAAGATACATACTGAAACTCCGCGATAAAGCGGGTCTTTCTTGTGGTGTCATTCTCACGAATGGCAGGCGTTTGGCGACGATAACAGGGAAGGCTCGCCTTCTTTTTTACTAACTAATAAAACTTTCAGGCCATGCCAAACGCCTCTGAAAGTGGTATCCGGGTCAATCGTACCCAGACCACACCGCGCGCCAAGAAAAGCCGCACTGCATTCTACCGTTGCCATCTTAAGGCCAACAAACCCCTATTTTCATCTGATAGGGTCGATTACACCAACGTTATCCGCGCCACGTGCGAGGAGCATGCTTTAGGCTGTTTCCTTGCTCAGTTCCGCGTGCTCTATCCCGCGTATGCTGTCGTTGTCGGCACCATACTCGTAAGCCGGGTATTCCCCTCCAAGTCTAAACATTAAACCGCTGAATCATGGATAATGATATTCAGCTTGTCGGCGTAAGACGCACCGATAAGCAGCTGCTCACCGCCATAGTTTGGCGCCTGCAGTACAGAATCCGGCGACGTATCGTACGCAGGATCAGCCTCTGGAATTACGTATCGTACAACCGCATGAGAGGGAGGAACGTGATATGACCGAGTTATTCATCTTCCTGATGTGGGCGGTTCCGCTTGCCGCCGTATTCCGCTGGGTGCTGTCGAACCAGCACCGCAAGAAAGAAGTAGGCAGATTGTTGGATGAAATCTTCGATTGACTATGAAAACCTCAGTGACAATGACGCGCCGGATGGGGCAGTTCGAAGTGCTCCAGCGCACGAAAGACGGATTCTTTGACGCAAATGCACTGCTCCGCCAATGGAACGCCAATGGAGGTAATGCCGATTTGCGCATTTCGAAATTCTTGAATCAACAAAAGGTGATAGAGTTCATCGAAGCCCTTAAGGAGGAATTGAAGGATGGGGCAAATCAGCCCATTGGTGATTATCAGCTACTTATAAATGTAAAGGGGCGTCGGGACAAGCGGGGCGTAAAGACGCCCGATCAGGTATGGATGCACCCGTATCTATTCGTGAAGTTTGCTATGTGGCTTAATCCTCGATTTGAAGTGAAGGTCGTCAAGTTCGTGTATGACCAGCTTATACAATACCGGCATTCGGCCGGCGACAACTACAACGTGCTGGCAAAATCCATCGCCGCGCTTCCGGATGTAGACTACCCGCAGGTGGCCCGCGCTCTGAACTGGATAGTATTTAACAAGCACGAGCGGGATATTCGCAATACGGCAACCCCGCAGCAGCTACAGGATATGGACGAGTTGCAACGCAAGCTGGCGTTTTCCGTAGATATGGGATACATTCGCTCATTCCCCGATCTGATGAACTCGATGCGCCGGATATACAACCGTCAACATGCAAAATTTTAATCTATGGATACGCAATATTATACGACAACCACATCCCCGATGCTGACGTTCGAAGAGTATCACGATATTCCGAGCGAACATATAACGGGCCAGCGGTCGCCATTCTCCCAGAGGGCCAGAACGCTGATGGACGTAGACCTGAAGTTGATTTATCGGGCCATCCGCGAAGCCATACAGAAGGATATGCGCGGTGATGAAGACAAGCGGGTCTATACGGTGGCCTACAAAATATACGACATCAAAGCGATCCATCACTACGAGACCCACGAAGAACAAGGCGGTGACAGCTATATGGGTATTTGCGAGACCTATTTCGAAGTAGACCGCGATACCATCGAAATCATCGAGGTCAAGGATATCGACGGCGGCATGCACGCCGGGCAGTTGCGCCGGCTGAGAGAATACGGAGAACGAAACAACTTATAACCATGGGAATCTATAGCAAACTGCTGGAAATCCAGAGGAGCGTCAGGGCGTTGCTTCCGAATGCAGATGGAAATAATTACAAGTACATCAGCGGTTCGAAAGTACTTGGCATCGTCCGGCCCAAGATGGACGAACTCGGAGTGATCCTCAAAACGGAGGTTCTCGACATTACGAATACCCGTCAGGATTATACCGTAGGACGGGATCAGCGCCCTAAATCCGAAATCCTTTCGAGTGTGAAGATGCGTTTCACTTGGATCGACGTGGAATCCGGAGAGAAGGACGTATGCGAGTGGAGCGCCAACGGTCAGAATGATTGGGACAAAGGCGTAGGTTCGGCAATGACCTACGGGGAGCGTTATTTCATTCTCAAATACTTTCATATAGCCACTGACGAAGATGACGTAGACCGGCTGCCTCGGCATGATGACGCCGGCCCGGCTTCCAAGCCTACGCTTACTGACGAAATGCTGACTTTAGACTTGTTCGAAGAGATAATCAAGGCTAAGGAAGATGCCAAGGGAGCCAATAAGCGATTTTCATTAATCGGATTCTTGGAGTCCAAGTATATCGTCGATAAAGAAATGCTTACGAAAGTCAATGTCAAAGTTACCGAATACTACAATTTAACGAGGGAAAATAAAGCATGAATCAGCAGATAACACTATTCGGAGATCCGGCATCTATTTCCGATCTTGCAGGCAGGGCCATCAGTGCCGTCGTAAATGGCGACATCAGCCCTATAGATGCACACATACAGATCAGCCGCATGGAGAACGCGATCAAGCAATTCAAGGATGATGCGCAGGTTCGGGACATCACACTCCGTGAACTGTCCAAATACGGCAAATCACACCAGTTCGGCGACTGCCGGCTGGAAGAGGCCGAATCGGGTGTCAAGTACGACTATTCAATGTGCGGCGACAGCCAGCTGAACGATATGTACAAGACGCTGGAGGCTATCAAGGCGGACATCAAAGAACGGGAAACAATGCTTCGGAACCTGCCGAGGTCCGGAGTCGTAGCCCCCGAAACCGGTGAAATGATCTACCCTCCGGCCCGCTCCAGCAAGACAATCATCAAAGCCACCTTCAAAAAGTAGTCGTCATGGATATTTCGAATACCGATATGCGGAACTTACTGAAGGCAATCAGCGTGCTTCATCCGCATCCTGAGCAATCCATCCACGAATGGAATGCAATCCGCAAACTTAAAATATTCGCAAAGAAACAGCATAGGAAATATGGTAAACAAGGTAATCATTATCGGTAATGTAGGCGCCGATCCGGAAGTCCGGGTGTTGGACGGGGGAAACAAGGTCGCCAGCCTGAGTGTGGCGACAACCGAACGCTACACGGACCGCCAGACGAATACCCCCAAGGAGATAACCGAATGGCATCATGTGGTGGCGTGGCGCAACACCGCGGATATCGTTGACAGATACGTAAAGAAAGGCTCCCAGCTCTATGTCGAAGGTCGGCTGCGCACCCGTGACTATACAGATCGGGATGGTGTCAAGCGGTACATTACAGAGATTATGGCCGATACGGTCAGGATGCTGGGAAAGGTATTGGACCGCAAAGAAAACCAATCTTCCGGGCCGGCGACTGCGTCTGAATTTGAACCAGATGATCTTCCGTTCTGAGTATGGATACATCTACACTCAAGGAAATAGAAGAGATGCAGCTCTTCTTGGAGTCTGATCCGCCCACCGAGCCGCAGGCTATGTCTATCCGTTTGTCGGAATTGAGCGTACGTATGGCCCGCAGCTCCTACTTGTTGGCTATGGCAAAATACGAGCAGGATTTGGCCCTGATAAAGGCATCACGCCTCAAGGACCTCATGCCGCTTGCTCCCAGCGTGCAGAAGGAGATACTCAAATCCGCCTGCGCAGAGGAGAACAAGATCGTAAACTGGCTGGATAGGATCAACAGGACCTGCGTACATCAATCCGATAACCTGCGTACCCAGTTGAGTTTCGAGAAAGAGCAAATACGGCAAATGGGATATAACACATGACAAAACTGGAGCTTGACTACGACCGTTATTTCAGCCTTTATATCCGTCATCGGGACTGTCCGGATGGTCGTGGATACTGCATAACGTGTGGTGCGCCTATAACGCCTAAAACATGCGATTGCGGGCATTATATAGGCCGCGCTCACAAAGCTACACGGTGGGACGAGAGAAACTGCCATGCTCAGTGCAAGAATTGCAACGAGCGCCTCGAAGGTCTCATACCGGTCTATCGTAAGGTGCTGATCCGGCTATATGGATTGCCGACGGTTGAAGAACTGGAACGCAAGAAACGCACGATTTTCAAATTGTCGAGGTCCGAAATGTCCGATAAGATCAATTATTACAAACGATTAATTCGCAATGTGTAACACTTCAAATAACAGCTGGATTAAGATGTATCGCAGCTTCCTTGATTGGGAATGGTATCCGGATACGAACTGTGTGCGGATGGCATTGCATTTCATTTTGAAGGCAAATTACCGGGCCAAGAAGTGGAAGGGTTTAATCATCGACCGCGGACAATTGGTAACCAGCAGAGGACAGCTATCCGAAGAGACAGGACTTTCGGAGATGCAAATACGCACCGCAATAGACAAGCTGGATAATTGCGGGTTTATAACCAAGTCGGGAACACGCAAATATACTATCATAACTGTCTGTAATTATGATTTATACCAACAAGCACAGGATGGTTTTGATAATGGTTGTCAACCAACAGATAACCAACAAATAACCAGCGAACAACCAACAGATAACCAACAAATAACCACAACTAAAGAATATAAGAAAGAAAGAATAGAAGAATACACACACACACTGGTAGATACTAAAAAGGGGGTTGTAGGGGGGAAAGAGGCGGAGGCTGCGGAACTCATACGATGGATCACCACGAACGCTCCATGTATTGCCTCAATGCCGGAACCCCTAACGGAGGTGCAGATAGTTTGGCTATTTCAAGATTACAGCGTGAAAGATATTCGTCGTTTGATAGCTACCATGCAAAGCAAACAGGCGTACTTGAAGCACACAAACGCCTATACAGCCTTTGTAACTTATGCGAAAATGGACAAAGCTCTGGAGAAAAATAATCCACCAAATACGCAATCAGGACGAAAATATTATACACGAGATGAGGCTATGGCATATATCCGATTCAAACGCATGTCCGGATCGCTTGAAGATAACTTTACGTTAGAGCCGGTCAACGGTCAGTATCTATGGAGCTTGAAACAGTCGCTTTGTGATCGAACCTTTTAACCATCAACAATCATGAGCAAGCAAATCAAAATTGAGATAAAAAATCGGTGGACAGGTAATATACTTTTCGAGTATTTGTCCGAAAATAACACAATCAAAAAGACCGTATCCGAAGCTATCAAAAGCGGAGCCAACCTGCGCGGAGCCGACCTGCGCGAAGCCGACCTGTGCGGAGCCAACCTGTGCGAAGCCAACCTGTGCGGAGCCAACCTGCGCGGAGCCAACCTGCGCGAAGCCGACCTGTGCGGAGCCAACCTGTGCGAAGCCAACCTGTGCGAAGCCGACCTGTGCGAAGCCGACCTGTGCGGAGCCAACCTGCGCGAAGCCGACCTGTGCGGAGCCAACCTGTGCGAAGCCAACCTGCGCGGAGCCAACCTGCGCGGAGCCAAAGGCGCATATATGGCTTGTCCTA